ATGGTGTTGCTCGCGTTGGTGTTTAGCGTTGTGATAATCTCATCTACATCTTCTGTTTGCAGATCGTTGATGGCACCGACAATGGTCGCCGTCTGACTGTTTAGTGCATCCGTAATAGTCACGAGACCACTTGAACCAGCGTCAAGGCGATTAAGGACGTGAATAGGGTTGTAAGTGCACGGTTCATCCCACCGGGGCTGTGAAGATAGGGGTTGCGGCGGTGTTAGCAATGGCGAAAGCGGTTGGGGTGAATCGTAATGCGCCTGTAAGTTTCGCAACGTCCTTGGCACTGTCACTGGTATTCTGATGGATTGCGACGGTTTGCTCAGCTGTTGTTGTGGTGTTTCTGACATTTTCAGTCAACTGCGCCAAAGTTTTGCTTTGGTTGTCCAGGGAAATTTTAAATGAAGCCAATGATTCGTTTTGAATATCAATTAATTTGTTTTGGTTGTCTAAGGAAGTTTTAAGCGAAGCCAATATCTCGTTTTGAATGCTAATAACTTGTTGAAGGAGTTCGTGGGTAGTTTGATCGAAGCTTTTGATCTGGTCTGCTAAATTTGGTTTGAAGGTCTGGTTGACGTTCATATTCTGATTAAATTAAAAATAAGAAAAAGTGTTAAAAGAGCCAATTAGACGAATTCGGTGCAAATTAGAAGTCTCGAAGATCTTTGTCAGCCACACCCGCTTCGTTTCTGTGATCAATCAGGTGCTCTTCATATAATCTTGCCGGTATGTGATCGTAACATTCGGCACACCTAACTAAGTCGAGCGCAACTTCGTCGCCTTCCAAAGGTGGCATGTCTTCATCATCCCTATCATGCGTAGCTTCCTCCGAACTTTCCGCAACCACGTGCGCCTTATCTATGGGGTGGATCCGACACTGAACCGCAGGCAAAGGGACACCCGCCAAATGTGGGTGGTTTTTGTAGACGTCCGTAGCACACTGCGCCCAGCAATCATCGCCAGGTGTTTCTCTCAATTTGCCCCTTATATTATCAATCGTCTTGGGTTTCCATCTACCTGCCTTCTTCACTCTTATTAACTCTTTCGTGTATGGATGTTCCCAAGCTTGCTCATAATAATCTTCTTTGGTGTTTTCGTCGATTTCAGCGCTGTTATTTATTTCCCGGATGCTGCACTCCTCTCGTGCCGCACCAGTGATGGTTTTTTCGACAAAGTTGATGACGGTGGCTGCTGTGTCTGGGAAGATTGCTAGAACGTCAGTTTTAATCATGCGGTTGTTTTCCCAGTAGGTAAGCTGCGTTTTACAATAAGCTTCAAGATCTTCTGCGTCGACGCAAGCGGTAACGTAGAAAATCTTATACAGCTCACGTTCGAAATCACTAAAAATACCGGGGTAGAGCATGTTGTTCGGATGGCGGAGTGGTGTTGCGTTCACTGAGCGGAGGTTCTTGGTGAGTTGTTTGCAAAGCGTGTTGTGGTTGCTCCCGAGATGGTGCCAATAATTGATCGCGTAGACCTCGGAACTCAATTGGTTGGAGCGGCGAGGCTTAACAAGGGCCCAACCGTTTTCAGAGAACAATGTTGCTTGTGCTGAGAACACTTCTTGGACTTTGAAAATAGCGTAGGTGGCATTAAACCGTGCAAGTTGGATGAAATTCGCCGCGTCCTCTAGACCGATGTCGTTTGCGTCGCAAATAAGGAGATCGCACACAGGTATGACTTTTATGTTCTCTAGTAGATCGTGCTGCTGTTTGATTTTCACGTGGTGGAATTGCTTGTTAAGATTGGTACCTGGTTTGCAGATCGCATTCACTTGCGTGACGCCTTCATAAGAAGCCATCCGGTATGACATTGCCCCGGGTGCTGCTCCTATATCAACGACAACGCGTTCCGCTCCGCGGGCGAAGTAAGGTCCGATAGGTGCTAAAAGGTCCTCTAATTTGTCCACGGCCCTATGAAAACGCGAATTAAACTGTCTCTTGAATTCGTGTTGTGATGTTTTGAAGTCAGTCCGTTGCACATACTCCGCCATTGCCGCGAAACACTCAGCCTGTTGTTGCGTAGCGCTATCCACTTCGACGCTAACGTAGAAGTGCGTGTCATCTTCTACTCGAACAGAATTTCGCGGACGGTAGACTCTGTATCCAGTCTCACCTTCTCGTATAGCAAACATGAAGTCCCCGCTACCGACTGAGTAGTGATGTCCATCAAACCGGAGCACATGCATCGTGATGTCGTAAGCATCCGCCAGAAACAGGTGTGCACTTTCTGGTGCTGGTTGGGTGACGTCTCGAACTCTCTCCGCGATGTTATTCTCGTCGTGGGCCTGGTAACACTTAGCCAATCTTTCCCGCACTGTGAGCGCATTTAGGTTCATCCCTTCGCTGACAGCCGCATAGTAGTCGTAATTTGTATGACCATCCGTAATCCAATCAACGCGGTATTGGCCTGCAACGTGAACGCATGTTTGCTCATAATGTTCATAAATCTCTTTCGCGTCCTTCTTGGTGTCAGCGGGTCTGGTAAATTCTTTCTCGGCGGCATGTGGTGTTGTCTCAACGGGTATTACGCAAGGTGCTGGTGTTACCACAATGGTTGGTGCATGTGTTGCAGTCGCATTGGCGGTTGCAGTTACGTCACTTGGCACGTTAACTAGCACGTTCTTTTTTTCCAGAAGAGTGAACCCGCAACGAGCGAAAAGTTTGCCTAGGTTGCTGGAGGGGGCCACAAAACCGACGTAAATAATGTACTCTGTGTCAGCAAAATTGCCTGTCGTTACCCAAGAGTGACTGAGATCGGGGTGTAATATTTTGCATCTCACTTCAAATTCGTGGCATCCCGCCAAAGCTTGTATGGCGCCAATTTCACGTCGCTTGAATAGCTTGAGTGCCGCTCTGTTGTTAAACTCTGCGCAAGCTTCATAGAAGCGACGTAGGTGTTCCGTTTTAACGCAGTTGGCCAAGCAACTCGGCTCGTTTACCAGTTCTAAACTGAGTTCGTCGTCTGTTGGTGTGTACGGTACAATAAACTTTTTGTGCGCCTGTAGCATTTCCTCATCAGCGGCGTTACTTCTCTTATCAGTCTTGATGGCTGGCTCCGGTGGTGGATTATGCATGCATAGTTCTTCTATTGTTTGTTCCGCCTCACGTATCAAACCTGCACTCCGGCTTTCACTGACCTCGCTGACAATTTTTGTGAGGTCGTCGAATAGCTCTTCAGTTTCATCTGCCGGTACCCGGTAGTATGCGCTTGGTAGTGGTGCTTCGTTGTTTTCGTAGAAGACGTGAAAATCATGCACTCGCTCGAGGTAACGCTTGACGAAAAACCGGATGTGTTCAAAACTAGCCGCATTTTGTAAAAACGAAAGCACCCTCTCGAGTCTTCTTATTGGGCCAGCCGGTCTTTCAGGGAAGTAATACTGAGCGTTTATATCCACGACAGCAATTTTCATCGCTTCCGAGTCTATTGATTTCATGCGATCCCTGAGCGCGATACACATCTCAGTCACAGTTCTTGCGATGGCGAGTTCTTCTTTTTTATATCCTTGGTCAATAAGATCTAATTTCACATCAGCTGGCACGGTCGTGTTGGTGAAAATTCGCCGGCTCAAGAATTTCCCGCTCGTCCTCATGAGGTCCGGGACGACTTTGGCATCTTTAATTAGAAATCCAACGAAAGAAGCCACATCTCCGCTTTCAACTTTGATTTTTACCCCGAACAGGTTTTCTGTTGCCGTTCTTAACCTTGAGTCCACTGTGAAGTCAACAGGTCTCCCGCCGGGTCCTTTTTGCCAATTTAAACTGTTGTGTAGGATGGCCATACTCACGAATGAATTGAGCGAAAGCGTTTGTGGCTTGCCGCTGCAATTTCCGCATAAGATGTTTAGCATCTGCAGGACGCCATTCGACTCGATCAAGTTGTACTTCATTGCGTGTTGTTTGTTGTGAAAGATGAGGTGTTCCGGCATGCCATAAGAGCGATAACGTTCAGCTTCTAATGTGTAATGGACTGAAGAAAAAGAGGTGTCAAATTGCGATTGATCAGA